AGGAATTGCAAGGTTCGAGACGCGAGCAATGGTGATCGACTCACCAGTCTTGCGACCGTAGCCCGACTCAGGGCGAACAAACTGCATGAACTTGCTTTCTGCCACAGCCGCCGAGCGGAGGTCTGCGGAGAGAGCGTGGTTCTTATACACCCCTGACGGGGCGTCAAACGTCCACTCGAAATTAGCCATCTATCCTCCAATTAATAAGAAATTACTTTCTCTTACTTTGAATTTTCTTTAACTGAGTTACAAAGTCAATGGCAGCGGGCTTCTTTTCCGTAATTTGTGGCGCACTGTAACTCGTTCCGGGTCCAGTCTTTGCTTGTCCCGAAGGCATTTCCTGCTTTTGCGTCGGGGCTTTACGGAAGCGATTCGCAGTCTTGCGGGTATAGTCAGCCAGCTTCTCCATTGCCTGATCCGGATGAAGCGTTCGGAGCTCATTCCAGTTTCTATTCAGGGCGAACTCGACAAGATCCTTATCTTCTGAAAGATCCTTATTCTTCGCGTAGAAGGAATCCCAAAGCTCTTTCTCTGCGCGCTTTGCAGCCTCTTCGCCTTTAATCTTCTCGATGATTTCCTGCTCATGAATCTCAAACGCCTTTGCAGGATCTTCATAAATAAGATCGGCAGCGCGCTTACGCTTATTTTCAGCGGTAGTGGCCTGCTGAGTTTCAGCGGCCCTGCGACGCTCAAGCTCCTCGGTATACTTCACGAGCTCGTCAACAGACTGAAACTTGCGGCTACCAAGATAGACGGCACCAGCGGTTTCTGGCTGCTTTTCGGTTTCGCCCTCGGGCTTTTCCTGCTGGGTCTCGGTTGCCTCTTCGGTCTTATTCAAGTCAAACTGCGCCTCAAGAGAATCACTTTTGTTCATGCAATAGCTCCGTTTCTACTTTCTCGCCCTTTAAGATCTCCTTCTTCATCAAAGTCTCAAGGTCCTCTAGCGCCTGAATGCCGCCGATATATTTTGCGTATACCTGCGGATCTAGCGGACCAGTCTTTGACTCAGACAGAAGTCTAACAAGCAGTTTCTTCTTGGAGTCTTCCAAGAATTCCCTAACAGCGTCGTAAGCAATCCTAGCAAGACGGCTGTTATTTAGAATTGATATCTTATCCATCATTGACCCATGAGAGCCTTACTTCCGGGAAACTCAGACCGTGGAATTCCGGACTGAACCTCATCGGGATTAAGCGGACCAGTTGATGCCTGAGGGATCTGGCTTTGCATGTCCGGGCTTGCGCCCATAGGGATTCCGCCAGCCTCCTGAAGCTGAGGGCCAAGCTGCATAAGCATCTGGTCAAGCTCATCCTGCTCAATGCGTCCCGGCTCAATATCAAGCGAGCGGACGATCTCAGTAAGCAGCTTCTCGAAGCTGAACTTCTTAATAAACGCCTCAACCAGAACTTCGCTCGATCCAATTGTCTGAAGCAGGGAGGTGAGCTTCCTGAAGTCCTTTTGCTTATTCAAGGTCTGCGTTACGCCATAAACCTTGAACTTCAGGCCATTAGAGGTCTGAGCAAAGCGCTCTTCAGGAGACAGTGCAAGAAGCGTATTTGCAGCCCTATCTCCAAGCGTTGCATAGACATCATCGGAGTCCAGATCGTTTGCATTCTGCATGATCGTCTGCCACGAAAGCTCAAGAATCGGCTGAATAAACTCAGCCTCAATCTGCTTTGCAATGCCAGAGAACATGGCAGTAATGCTCTGAGACGCCTCCACGACCTCGGTTGCCTTAACTGCACGGCTTGGCATCGAGCCAAGGCGCAGGTCATTGGTCATGGCCGTCTGAGCGAATTCGGAGTTAATTAGATTAAACATTTGCAGGGCTTCGGGGCTAAGAGCTCCCTCGTCCACGCGCTGAATTACAGCCGCACCGGGAGGACAAGCAGCAGAAGCGCGAATGGTCATGCCCGGTCGCACACCATCTGCAACTTCGCGCTCGTCCTCAAGCCAGTCAGTGCGAATTTGCTTAATGCCGAATACGCTCATCATACCAGCATCGACCATGAGGTTGTAAAGCTCATTCATGGCGATGTTGTGGCGAGTTGCACCATCCATTGGTGCGCGATGCCACACCGAGAACGGGACTCTGGTGATTGGCGCAACAACGAACGGGTTCTTTCCGTGCCAGAACGGATTAGGCTTTGGCCGGCTAACAAGAACCGTGTCGTTTGCAATGGTCCAAGTCACGTTCTTGTAAAGAACCTCTCCCGTGACTGGCTCAATAATGTCCCCCCAGCACTCGGTGAGCTTAATTCTAACTCGGTAGTCCGAATAAGTACGCGACTGGTCGGTTTCACGGTCACGCGTATCGCGCTCGTCGTAATACTGGTCAAACGGATAGGAAGAGAGCTTCTTTACGGCCTCCATGTCGTAAATAGCGTCATCACCCTCTGCCAGTGCCATTACTTGAGCCTTGTCGACCCACATGTTCTGGCAGACATAGAGATTTGACCCGGTTGGATCTGGAAAGAAGTCCTCAGGGCGAATTAGCTCAATCCAAAGATTCCAGACGTTCTGCTCGCTCTTAAAGAGCTTGGTAACTTTCTGTCCGAAATCCTTCACTTCGGTCTTGGTGTAAAACTCCTGCTTCGGAACATTACGGCCATGAACCTTGGCAATCATGAGCGAAGCAAGGGCTCCGGTCTTAATTGAATCGCCGACAAAGGTCATGAATTTGGCCTGCTCAAGGCTCCTCTGAAGCAGGAAGTAAACATCGTCCGTGCTTACGACCTGATTCTTAGCACCGGGCTGCTGCTCGACGCTAAACCACTGGCCCATGTCAATCAGGCCCTGAGTAACGAAATTACTCATCTGCTCGACAGCCATCTGCTGCTTAGGCAGGAACTCCTGAGACTGCCCCGGTCGCTTGTGCGAATAGTCCTGCTTGTGGTGGAAGATGTCGTAATTATCCCGGTTCAAACGCATACGGTCGCGCTTGGCCTCGTAGGCTTCGCGGATGTAGTTCTGCGTTGTGCGAACAATTACCGAGTCAATATCTTTTGAGATTGGTTCTGCCATTTGTTAATCCACCGTTATTGTTGCTATATTTTAGGTCTGGAATCGGAGCTTTGCCAGAACGATTTTTGGTCTTGAAAAATCCGCTCATAGCGTACTGAAGGGCGTCGTGAACGTCGCTGTACTCATCCTTGATTGGCCGAGCCTTCATTGGCTCAATCTCGAAAGCCTTTTCAGAATACCTGTAGCCGCCAGCAAAGCCGCGAACCAAAATAGGGGCCTTTGCCTTATCAATGACAAAGCAGGGGCCTTCCTTGTTCTGCTTAACAAGATACTGCTCAACGGCGCTTCTTCTTGGCTCCCAAAGCATCTCGCCCGGAAACATCTTTTTAAATCCGGCCTTTAGCCAAACCGAGGCGTAAGTCCGCTCGTCAACATCGCGCTTATTAAAGCCCGACGGGTCCATGTAGCAAAGAAAGTCCCGCTCGTAATTACCCCACTCCGGGTAATTCAAAGACAAATAGTTCTTAACTTTCTCGACAAACCGCTCTGCGCCCATGTTTTCGGCGCGAACCTCGTCCATGACCACGAACTTGCTGCCCTGAAGCTGGCAAATAACAACTGCGGCATGAAGCCCTTGGTCGATCCCAAGAATTAGCGGCAGCCCAAACTCCGGGTAAACTCTCTCTTTAGAAGTGTGAAGATTTTCAGAAAACTCAGGATAAACAGGCTTGCCAACGAACGTATCCCACTGAAGATCATACTCTTGCCTAAACTTTGATATGCTCATCGAAGAGCGAATAGCGTCGAGCCAGTCCGGGTTCTGCTTTTTGGGGTCGGCAGAATAGTGTAGCTGAAAGACCACGAACTTATTCTTGCCGTTCTGCCAAACCTCAACCCCTTCCATGGGGAACATGCCGCAGGGGAGCTCTTCGCGCTCGGACTTGATGTCGGAATCCTGAAGCTCGTCAAACACGATGCGCTTAAAGAACCCCGGAGCCGGCGAGGAAATGAGCGTCATCCGACCGCCACCCTCAATCGTCGGAACGGACGAAGAATAAGCCTCCTCGGCGTTATCCCAGAACGCGGCCTCGTCAAATAGCATCCCGGAAAAGGTAAACTGACGAAGCTGGTCGGCACCGGACGGGAATCCCATAATTCGGGACTCGATCTCTGGAAAGCTCAACTCACCAAACTTGCAGGTATGCTTCGGGAGGAGTTCCTTTGGAATCCAATCATAGTCGAGGTGCTCGACAATGAACTTTGCGCGCTCAATAAGCTCGTGGGAGTCGGTCTCTTTCTTGGAAACGAACGCCTGCTGGCGCCCGACATTAAACATCGTGTCCCAGACATACAGGGCGATGTTCGTCCAAGACATCATCATACGACGAGACTTTGGAACGATGATCTTTGGGTACTTCTGCCAAAGACGCATGTAGAGCTTCTGATAGGCAAGATACGCGGGAAAGCGCTTGATAGGGTTATTCCTATCAACTTCGTCCTTGGTGAACACCATTTTGGTGACAAACTCCCAAGGATCTCGCTTAACTGCCTTGTATCGCTCTAGGTATTCTTGTGTTGTGGGCATAAAATACGATGGGCCGATTTCTCGGCCCCTCGATTTACTTCATCTTCTTCTTAGCAACTTTCTTAGCTGCCTTTTTGGCCTTAGGGGCCTTCTTTGCGCCTTTCATGTGTGTTTCTCCTTTCTTTAGAATTTCCCTGTCATAACAGTGCCGGCTTTGGTGTTCAATGTCCCTGTACCCGCCGTTCTGGTCCAGACAAGACGAATAAACTGATAAGGATTATTTGCAATCATAAAGATTGTGGTGCCGTTGGTCGTGATCGTTGCCGTCTGAGAGGCAACATCTGCCCAGTTCGTGCCGTCAACAGATCCCTGAAGTTTCAGGGTGCCGTTCAAGGACGAGGCGTCAGAAACGACGTTAGAAATACCTACTGAGTGAATTCCGCCAACAGTAAAAGAATTGCCGTCAAAAGATGCGCCAAGAGCGCGGGCAGTTTCGACTGGCGATACAGCATAATAACCCATCTTAAACCTCCAAAGGCTTTGGATACTTCTGTTTAACTAGTCTTCGCTTACGAAGTACAACATTTAATTTTGCCTTATCTCCAGACTCTGCGTCTATAAGAGCTTCGACAACCTCTTCCCAAGAGGGATATTCTTTAATTCTACTCTCAGTACAGAGCTTAAGATCATCAAGATACTTCTTCCGCATCTCGTCGGTCACTGGCGGCTTATTAGTGGCCGTAATCTGAATCTTTGGGGTCTCGATGACCTTGGTTTTCTTTTGAAAGAGGCCCTTGAAGAATTGAATCATCACTTCTGCTCGTTTGTCGTGCTGATTGTTGCCTCGATCTCGCCAGTGCCAGAGGCTCTGGTAAACACCGACCTAATGTACCTGTAGGCGAACGAAGTCACCGAGATGAGGTACACGTTCGGAGACGTGATCGTAATTTCGCTGTCAGGAACGTCGACGTAATTCAGGCCGTCAATCGAGGCTTCGAGTTTAAATACGCCGGCTAGGCTTCCAGTCATGTTGTACTGGAATGCAAAACGGTCAAACATCCCGACATTAAACGGGATGCTCGTGTAGCTTGCCGAAATAGTCCCCGATGAGAACCAAGGACTGACTACGCTAAAGTTACCGGCCATATCTTCACCCTGATTCCAAGATCTAAAATAATCAACGAAATAATCAGTCCTTGAGAGCTAGGAACTTGTTCGTCGTGAGCAGGTTCTTGGTTACTTGCTCTCCCATGCTTCCTGCCGAGGTAGCACTCGACGTCGGATAGGACCAGATATCCGCAGCACTTCCGCCAAGGCTGTACACGCGAGCCGGGTCCATCTGAATCGAGTTAGAAGCCGAAGCAATCACGGTTGATTCGTCCAAGCGGTACAGGCGTCCACCGACGATTTGAACAGGCGTTGCGCTCAGGTTGTCGAGCTTAATATCGGCCAATGACTGGTCGATAACGTAGTTTACGTCGTCAGTTGCCGAAATCGAGTTGTACCAAAAGCGAATGCCATCTTCCGTGGTTTCCACATACCGCATCCATGCGTAAATACGCTGAGGCGTGGTCAGGTTATCCGGGTCTGAAACGTCGATCTGCACGTTGGGATAGTCGGCTGAAAACTCGGTAACCGTTGAACCGTCAATCCCATTGGAATTGTAAATTACGTCTGGTTCTTGGTTACCGGCTGCCGAAAACCCTGTGTCAGTAGCAATAGCGATCAGGGTCTGTGGCAGACATCCGAGTTTCGTCACTCGGATTCGGATCTGATCTCCGGCAGAAATGTCGGTTCCGTTCAAGTAATTGAATTGATAGCTGCTACCGGCCACAATCAAATTATCAAGTTCCGTTGACGTGTCTTCGTTGTAGATCTGAACACGACAGCCCGTCACAAGGTTTTCAATCACGCCAGTAGCGTCCGGGTCATATGGATACAGGATCTGCTGGGCGGCCGCATCTGATGAGGTTGTAATCACCACGTTTAAGACTGAGTTAGTGCCAGCAACGGCACAGACCATCCGCATTTTAAGTTTGATCCCAACAGCAGGATTAATTGCCCCAACAGCGACTAGGTTCGCGTTTGTCAGAGCAGTCCAAGTGCCGTTCCAGCCTGTCCCGAGATCCCACTGAAAGGTAGTGGTCAAATTGGCGTTAAGTCCAGCCACAGACACCAGCGACTTGTGGCCCAGTACAAAATACGGCATTTCCCATTCAATCGAGTCGTTTACGCTTGCCAACACGAATGCACCGCCGCCGGTAAACCCTGAGTTGCCGGTAAAACTGTAGGTCACCTGCGATGCGGTTTCAGTGGTCGGAACCTGTCCAGTAAATGAAATACCGCCAACAGTTGCAGACGTGAAACCGTCAACAAAATGAAGGCCGGGAAAGTTGCCAAGTCCCGCAGTCGTGCTCGGCATAGCTAAATGCTGAATCCCGCGAGCATTACCTTGAATGCCCCACTGGTTACCGGATGGCTTTGTGTAACTTCCACCGCAGTTTCTGAAATAGACTCTGTTCGATGAAAATCCGGCGGCAATGCTCGTGCTTGAAGACGTATTGTTGATGGAATAACAACGGCGAGCGATGCTGTCATATGCCGTTGAAAAGTTTATAAATGTTATTGTTCCGTTGATTGTTCCGCAATCATACGGAGCGGAATACGTTCCGATATCTTCAACAATACAATTTCTGGCAGTTTGGTTGATTAGAACGACGTTACTTCTAGGGTGTACGTTTGCAATTCCAGCAAAGTTTGAGAATCCTGTAATTCTAACATTTGTTGAACCGTTTGTTACGTTGATTCCGTTTGTACTTGTCGTCGTCGTTGTACCGTTGATTGTTGAAGCATATTGACTGCCGGTAAACGTGACGTTTTCACAAACCGAAGCACGAAAAAATGTTCCAATACAAACGCAGTTCGTGACAGTTACATCCACGGAATTGCTCAAAGAAATTCCGCCCATTGCAATGGTGTCAGCTAATCCAGCACTTCCAAATGTTTCTGCATAACAATTTGTTAAGGAAACATTATTGCTTTCGTTGACAGCAAATGAAGCGCCGGATGTTGAACCAATGGAACTACAAACTCTAGCATTGGTAACAGTATAACCATTTGGAACTCGGGTTCCAACAAACGGCGAAGCCGCAACTGCATCGGGAGAAATGGCAAGGCCGTCGAAAGTTGAATGGCCCGACATGTCAACAAGGTTGATGCCTCGGCTCGTGGTTACGTTTTCAAAAATGAACTTGCTACCGTTTAGTCCGTTCCAATACCAAGGACCGCCAGCATATTTGACTGTTACGGTTCCGTTATTTCCCATGCTGGTTTCATAACGGGACGCAATCGTTGTATTGATCGTGTTCGCATTCCAGTTTGCGCTGGTAGAATTAGACACGAAGATGTTCGGAATGCGAATCTTGCAACCGCTTGGCGGCTTATAACCGCAGGCGTTTGTGGCACGACGAGCAATCGTAATCACGCCTGTGGCAAGATCCTGCCCGAAGTATTTACCGCGAACATCTGTGCCGATGAACTGAGTCGCAGTGCCCCAGCGTTCAGCACCATACAGCCACCATTCATAGACTCCGCTTCCAGCAGATGTTTCCATTTGAAACGCTGGGCAAAGGTCGGCAATCGGATATTGAAACGTCTGGTCATCAAGGCCGTTGGTCGTTCCGAGATCATACCAGTCGCCAAGGAACTGACACGAATGAAGCTCACCGACCGTCAGTGTGCCAAGTTCTGCTCCGACGACATGAATCCAGCTTCGCTTACCGCCTGTCGCCGAATTGACGGTAACAGTAGCGCCGCCGGGCAGAGTGATAATTTCATTGTCCTGAAACGTGCCGGTCTTGGTGCGCAGCTTGATGAATCCAGTCGCAGGCATTGCACCGCCAGCGTTGGCAGGTGTCAGCGATCCGGTAGCCCAAACGCGCAGAAGCTCGCCAGTAGCTCCAGATGTTCCACCAATGACCCCGTTCGTTCCAATTGCGGTCTGTGTCGGGACGTTTCCTGTCGATGCGTCGAAAGGAATCTCCCAAACGTCGCGTCCATCGACGAGCAGTGAGCCTTTAGTTGTGGCGGTTAGGGTGATGCTTCCGAAAACCGCAGCCTGCTGATTCCAGCGCACGTCGGAATTGATCGTGAGATCGCCACCAGTAATGGTGATCGTTTCACCGTTCAGTAGTCCGGAGATAGCGGCATCGTCGTAATTGTTAATTCCGGTAACTGTCTGGTTTGCCATGTTAGGTGTAAGTGTAGGTTAGTCGGTTATCCCAAACCAATGAAAACTCGCCGTCCCCAGCCCACTGAACCGACACGTCAGATCCGGTGAAAGTGACCTTCTTGATTCGCCATACCGCTGCCGAGGTGGCCGATTCTGGCAAAGCCTGCCCAATGTAGAGTACCGTACCTCCAACGTCATCGACCTGCGTTGCCAGAGGCTCTGCGGTCGTCTGAACGTCGAAAGTGCTACCTGCGGCAAACGATACACTAACAGACGGCAATTGCTTGAGTGTGGTCATTTTTTAGGCTCGCTGCCATCATTCTGCACTACAACGAAATCAGCATCAAGTATTGGATCTGCTTTATCCTCATTAGAGATCTTAGTGATAAGCTCTCTAACCAGACTCGTCTTATGCTCGACAGTCTGAGAGGGCTTACCGAGAGCGCGGTCCATGAACTTAAAAGCAGCATCAACTCTAATGGAAGTATTCACCTTTTTGCTCATCATGGCATTTACGGCAACCTTGATGGCCTCAGGCAAAATGGTCTCGAACATCTTTGCTGGTTCGTTAACAAATATCTCACGCTGAATGCGTTCGATCTCTTCTTGTCCACTTTGTGACTCAATAACCTTCTTAATCTCAGAATAAGAGCAATTGATAGTGGCCTTAATGTCCTTATGCTTAAAGCCAATCGCCTTGAGGTAGCAAATAACCTTGCGCCTATACTTATCGTTAGACGCGTTCAAAATGGGAGCCATTGGCTCGACCTTTTTGTGTTCGATTACATGGTTTTTTACTTCGTCGATTCTGCTTTCTAAGTGTTCAGCAAGAGGGTTTGTTTTTGGCTTCTTATCTTGTGAGTCCTGCATTGTTTCAAAATATCTGTTTAGAATTATCAGTCAATCAAAATGGAGGGGGCGAGAGGAATCGAACCTCCGTCCAGTCGCATACTCGTCAGTCGCCACGACTACTCTAACCACTGAGCTACGCCCCCGTCTGACAGTTTACTCAAAAAGAAAAACTTCTTGCCACGGGTCATCGTTTCGGTGTTAAGGTTTTTGCACCTAAGGAGGAGCCTATGGAACAGTCTCAGATTCCACCAATCATTATTCCCGGTTTTGTTGCCAAAAAGCCCATTAGCCACACGTCTATGGTGCTTTACGGATTGATCTTTTCCCTACAAAGGGAAGAGGGCTACGCATACGCCAGTAACGCCTACTATGCTGAAAGCCTCGGCCTCAGCATTGCGTCAGTAAAGCGCTACCTGAAAGAGCTCGTAGACGCTCGCCTGATCCTGATTCATCTCGACAGAAAGGCTACAGATCTCGTTCAAAGAAAGATCTTCCTCTACTCAGCCATGACTGCCTTTAGGGCTTATGAGCAGGAGGGGGGGCAGCTCAAATCTGAGCCATATATTCAAGACACTAGTACTACACTTGTATCTACACCTAGTGACACTAGTGGTAAGTCAGACCGTCCGACTCGCGCAGAGCTCACCGAGGCGATTGAGCCGATCTACAAGAGCTATCCAAGAAAAATTGGAAAGCAGCTTGCCATTGATCGGCTTTTCCAGCGCCAGTTCAAATGGAAAGACGTAAACGATCTCGCCACAGCCGTTCAGAACTATGCCGACTACTGCCGCAGGGAGAAAATGGAGGAAAAGTTCATTCTTCATTTTAGCACCTTCATTGGCCGCTGGCGCGATTGGGTGGATTCCAAGCCACCTACCCCTTCAGTCGTGTCCATAAGCACGCCTGAGGAGCTTTTAGAACTGTATAAGCCAAAGACATGGAAGGTGATTGACAATGAAAAGTAAAAGAGTCCTGCCAACTGAGTTTGAGTCAACTGGAGACGCCCTTGGGCAAACCTTCACGGACATCCTCCAGCCGCCGCCCAGCGTGAAGATGAACGACTTTAAAAAGTTCAGCTACCTGACGGGGGGATTTAGGCCAAAGGAGTTCACGATCCTTTGCGGAGCTACTGGCTCAGGGAAAACGACCCTGCTTGCAAACTGGTCAAACGCCCTGATTACGGAAAATATCCCGCACTTCGTTGCCTCTGTCGAAACGGGTCGCCATGACTTTGTGAGGCGAATCATCTCGGCTCGCGTGGGCGAGGACTGGAATACGGGAGACCCAGTAGCCATCGAGAAAGTGAAGTCCATGTTTGGAGAGCAGGAGATTCAAAGGCTTAAGAATGCGCCTATGTATCTTTCGCTATACGAAAATAGGTTCAGCGTTGAGCAGCTTATTTCAGACATTAAGTTCATGATCCAAGAGAAGGGCATTAAGGTTGCGTTTATTGACAATCTTAACTTCTTTCTCGAAGTCACGAAGTCAGCCGACCAGATCATCGAGATGGACCGCGTGATCCATGAGTTAATTATTTTCTGTAAGACGGCAGACGTTCATATCATCATGGTGATGCATCCAAGAAAGACGGATGGAGCGCGAGTGGAGTCGGAGTTTGACGTGAAGGGCTCCTCAGGAGCCGTGCAGGAGGCGCAAAACGTACTGCTCTGGAACAGGCCCGGAGATGACCTCATCGAGGCCGGCAAGGCAGAGAAGGGCGATAGAGAGCTTAAGATTGCCAAGATGAGAAGGCGCGGTCTTGCAGTAGGAAGCAGGCTTGTTTTTGAGTCCTTGAACGGAGTTTCTTACAGAGAAGGTGAGCTAATATGTCAAAGATGATGGAATACTATACGGGCCTTAATACTTATCAGATTGTTGAAGAATTCGAGCGCGAGCTTGCTCAGGAAAAGCACGGCGAGTTTTACGAGTGGGTCGAAGATAACTTTGACGGGCTCTTCACGAAAGAAACCGAGCTTCTCCATAGGGCTTGCGATGAGTTCATAAAGAGCGACAAAGGCAGGGATGCCGACCTGCAACTTCGCCGCGCACGAGCGAGGTATTTTAAAACTCTCATTGATAAGTTACCAGAGTATCGTAGGTCAAAAGGTGTAGACGAATCAGTGGATTTCATTAATAGTTTTATCAAGGGGTGATTATGAAGAAGCCATGGCAGTCAAAGACGATCATTATTAACTTTATCGCAGCAGCCACCGCGCTGTTTTATCCTCCGGCAGCAGAATGGATTGCGGCTCATCCGGTTGAGGTTTCGAGCCTGTTCGCAATTGTGAACGTCGTTCTTCGCGTTGTGACGAAGGACAAGATCTCTATTTCGGAGTAATTATGCTTGCGACGATCCTCGGCATTCTAAAGGGTTTACTGGACGCGCTTCCTGCACTTGATAACATCATCAAGTTCTTCAAGAAGACTCCGCAAGAGAATGTAGACAAGAGTGTCGAGGATCTTCGCGAGGAGATCGACAAGTTCAAGGAAACGGGGAGGCCGGGCAAATGAAGAAGGCGCTATTTATTATTCTTGGCATTTTGTTTCTGGCGGCATGTGCGTCTGCCTTCCCCTATAAGTGGTACGGAATTGACCCCGAAGCAGGGCTTCTCTTGGGCAACACTGCCAAGGACGACCTTCCTTTGTCTGTATGCGCCCCGGATGACATTCAGAAGGGCAAGTGCGCCGTCATGCTGGTGGCTGAGTTCGACCGCATGAGGAATGATTTCGCAGCCCTTAAGGAACGCCTCAAGGCTTGCGAGAAACAATGAATTGCCTGATTTGCTTCTCAGAGCCTTGCATATGTAAGGGCGGCGGTAGCCCAAGAAAATTTTTTATCTCTGGACCATACATGTATTACAATGTAACAAATGGTCATAGAGGGAAACACCATGTCCGCTAAAGGCGTCTTGAAGCTCAGAATTAACGAAGGCGAATCTATTTACGTCGGAGACACCGAGATTAAGCTCGAAGAGATTTCCGCCTCCGGCTATAGCGCTTCTTTGATTGTGTTTGCCGACAAGTCTATTCCTGTCTACAGGTCAAAGGCTTTAGAGAAAAAGCGAGAAGACTAATGGCTTCCAAGAAAGACAAAATGACTCCTGCCGAGTTACGGGCTGAGATTGATCGCCTAGAGCAGGAGGTTAAGACGCTGGACGATATGCTGAAAACCCCACCGGGCGCCGAGCGTATTTACGTCCTACAGTTTTTTGAAATCGCTAGGTTGCGAGCAGTGCTTTCTGACATTGCAAATGGCACGACTTTCTCTGACGGAAAGCGTGGCAGGACTCCGAAGTCACGCGCAAAGGCTGCGCTGGAGAAATAGAAGGTGAAAGCCATTCTTAAGTGCGTATTGGGTATTTTGTTAGGTATTTTGGTTTTAATTTTTGTGCTCAGTACAATTCAACTAATTGCCATTGGCGCAACAAAATTTTCAGCTTTTGTATTGAAAGCAATTAGCAGCAGTTTTTAAAGATATCGGGTCGGCGTGGGACAGGCTGTGGCGAGTGCAATAAAACCGTTCGGACAAGCCACTGGAGACACGCAGGGCACATTTCTCGCAGTGCCTTAAACTGAAGGTAGCAGGGACGAGAATGCTACATAACTAGTAGGTTCAGGCCAGAGTCGCGACTGGCACCCGATTATAAAACTAGGCTGGTTGACGCACTGTCAAAGCCCTGTACCATTTTGTCATGGGGCAAAGTGATCTTAAGCATAGGCTAATTGCTGAATTAAAAGAGATTGCTTCAGAGTTAGGACACTCCCCCACCAGAGACGAATATAGAAAGCATACAAAGATAGGGGAAAAAGCGTACAGGCGCTTATTCGGGGGGTTTACCCCCTTTTTAATGGCTGCCGGGCTTAAGACCTACGCTGAAAAAACAGACAAGAATGCTGCCTTCATTGCCCCGATCGGCTCCATTCAGCACGATACGGCAATTAAAAAGCCAGCCTTAGGCATAAAGAGCAAGTTCCTGATCTTAGGCGACACGCACTTCCCATGGGTGAATGTGGGGGCCTTGGAGGCGGTATATCAGTTTATTGAGGCAAATCCCGATATATCCCACGTCATACAGGTGGGCGACTTATATGACATGTACTCATGGGCCAAGTTTCCTAGAAGCCACATGCTTTATACTCCCAAGGCAGAAATAGAGCTTGGAAGGAAGATGGCCGAAGAGATGTGGAGCAAGATTAGGGCCATGCTCCCCAAGGCAGCCCTTTACCAGATCATGGGCAACCACGATGTACGCCCACTTAAGAAGGTCATGGAGCTTGCTCCAGAAATAGAGATCTTCATAGAAATTAACCGCTGGTATCAGTTTGATTCAGTACACACTGTAACAGACCCCAGAGAGTGGCTAACTATAGAAAATTACCACTTCACCCACGGACACCTGTCAGGGCTTGGGAGCCATGCAAAGCGCTTTACTAAGAACGTCATTTGCGGGCACACTCATACAGGCGGGGTATATTACGGACAATTAGAGTCAGGTAAGATCATCTTTGAATTAAACGCAGGATATCTTGGTGACCCTAACTCCAGACCCCTCAGCTACACGGCAACCAAAACCGTCCACTGGACGGTAGGATTTGGAGTAATTGACCAATGGGGTCCAAGATTTATCCCACTATGAGGGAATACGAAGAGGCATTAGCGCAGTACATTTGCCCTAATTGCCACTCAGGAACCCTTATACCGCATCCGGAGCTCAGGGGATGGGCTAAGTGCTCACTCTGCGGCTACAGCGCAACCACGGACGTTCCAGACCCCCGTATGCTTCACTGATAGGGGTGGCTCAAATCTGAGCTGCCTCGTCCATTTATAGCAAGTTTATCCCAGTTTATCCTAGTTTAGTCTGGTTGGGGCGTGTTGCAAAGTAACATATAGAACCGACTGGCACAGGTGGGGGAGTGCTATATGGAACAGGCCCACTCGGATCAGGTACCCCCACCGTACCCACCCCCCTTTTAATTCTCGTCCTTCCTCCTGCCACGTCCTCACATCATGCGTGGTTCTTTGCCACGAACTTAATTCACTGCACATGATTAGAGTTCTGTTACACGAACGCATGATCGAACGAACTCAAACGATTGTGCATGGTTCGTTTCAACGATCTCACAACGACACAACGAACTAATCGCCCAGGCATCGTTCGCATGATCGAACGAACTCGTGGGGCAAAGAGACGATGATGAACGAACGATCTTTTTTGGGGGGTTTTGGGAGCGTGGGGAAGCTCACTTTCTCGCCCCTCTGGGGGGCTTCGTGGGCGCTTTGGGCGGCGCAGGCGTTTTCCGGTATGCAACGACTATTTCACCTCATCTCGCATATATTCGACTTGACAAGAATTCTGGCTGGCTAAGTACGATTTTCCTTGACAGCCCTTTCGTTTCCCCCCCCTAATACCCCTACACACTCGGGCATCGCTTGCGCTTATGCCCTAAACCCCTTTAACCCCCCCATCCTTCGATGAATGCCTCACTCCGTTGGGCTGAACTACGCCCATACTCGTTCGGATGGCATCATGGATTGAGCCGGTATCGCTACGCTGCGGCTCACCCATGAGCCATGGAATCAAGCTACCAATAGACATTTCAAACACTTACACAAGCGCAACCCATTACATATATAAGGACAAGCATCCCACTAGTGTACACTAGTGATCACTAGTGAAGAGGGAGTTCTTTTTTTTAAAAAAAAGCATTGCAGCTGAAAGAAAGTGTGTTATTAATCGTTTGTAAGTTGATTGAAGCAATGACGGAGCAAAGCAAATGGACTCAGAAATCTCAAATCTCAATAAAGCCGAAAGAACTATCGCCGCCCTCCACACCTTGGCGGTTTATTCTCCTCTCCCTTGGGCCAAGGCTGCCATCCGAGGGATCTTAAGCGAACTCTCCGAAGAGGAGTTGGAAGACTGCCAAGAGATTGACTACTGGGTAATCTCTCACTGTAATAAAATCTGATTGACTGCGGGGGGCTTCGGCCCCCCACTATGACCGCTCGAAGGAATCGGGCACTAACCACTAATAAAGAAGGAACTCTCCCCATGACTCCAAAAGTTGTCCCCTACACCGAGCCCTCGATTGACCTGATCGATGTTGAGCTGCCTGAAGCAGTGATGGCCCCCGCCCAAGTTGAGCTTGAGCGCGTCAAGGAAGCCGAGGCGCTTGTGCGTACCATGGTCAAGGCCGAGATTGCCGCTCAAGCGTCCGGTTTCGAGGCTAGAGCCCAAGCTGTGCTCGATTCTGCTGAAGCTACTGCGGGCAAGATTCTCTCTCTCATGGGCTCCATGAAGCCCAAGGTTGTAGGTATCAAGATCAATGAGCAGGCTCCCGTGGTGCTCAAAGATAGGCCGCACAAGGCATTTTCCGAGCTCGCTACCGAGGTTGAGATTTACTCTCAGGCGGGCCTTCAACTTAACTTTGCCCTGACTGGCCCCCGTGGCTCGGGTAAGACAACGCTTGCAAAACAGCTTGCCGAGGCTCGCAAGGTCCCATTTTCGTTCGTGTCAGTACAGCGTGGCATGAGCCCTGCCGAGTTCTTTGGTCGCTGGACGCCGGACACTAAAAACCCCTTCGTGTCGGCCCCCCTCTGGTCTATGCTCGATAAGCCAGGCGTCTATCTCCTCGACGAGTTCGACCGGGGCGATTCTAACACCATGTGCGCAATCAATGCCCTGACGGCTAACGGTATCGCAGTCAACCCCTACACTGGCGAAACCAAGCGCCGGCATCCGGAGTTCGTCATCCTTGCCGCCATGAATACCACGGGGCGTGGCGCTACTGCTGATTACAATTCTGCCGAGCGTCTCGACGCTTCAACCCTTGACCGCTTTGCCATGCTCCGGGTTGAGTATGACCGCGAGCTTGAAGCCGAGCTTTGCCCCTTTCCTGAACTCCTCGGCAAGCTCCACACGGCTCGCGAGAATCTCGAAAAGGGCAAGGCTAAGGAGTGCGTCGGAACTCGCACGATTCAGCGCGCTGCCGCTTATCACCGTGCCGGCTATGACATTCCCAAGATTGCCGCACGCATCTTCGAAGGCTGGGACCAGAACTCGGTGCGCATGGCGGCCTTCGCTTAATTCATGGGGAAAGCGCTGCCACGGAAGGTGGCGCTTATTTTTTCCTTGCTATACCCAGGCGTGGCTGTTATTAGTTGCGCGTTAGTCAATAATAATTAATTAGAAATGGATGGAACCATGGCACTCTTAAAAGATATTGAAAACCTCGGCCTTACTCTCAAGGGCTTTGATCCGACGGAAGTCAAGACGATCACCGAGACAATCGAAGTTCAAAACCCTGTCAAGCGCCCCCCCGGACGCTACCCGCCCAAAGGATGGACTCCCACGATCAAAAAGGAAGTCACCCGCACGATTGGCGGCAAGCCCTCTAAAAACGTGACGTGGACTGGACGCCCTGACGCTTGGGTAAAGTTTTGGCACGGGATGCGCGACGGGTCGCTTGCCCTGTCTGACCTCAATAAGGGAAGCCGAGAGCACTTGCTTAGAAACGACTCCGAGCGCGTGCGCTTCACTGGCGGCACCTCTGAAGACGTTTCTCGCTACTTCCGGGGCGAGGGTGACATGGAACTCTTTTACGCTGCCAAGGACCGGATTGAGTCAACCGACTGGATGCAAGACATCAGGCGGACGCTTGAGTCGGCCTACCCAAAGCGAAGGCGCGTCTATGGCGATGAAGGGCAATGGGTTGAGGCTCGCCGTTGGGATGGAGACGCCTTCGAAGACAACCCCGTTGTGAAAGTCCCCTGTAAGCAAATCGAGATAGTCGCTATCTCGAACGCGCCCTGCTACTGCACTGCCAAGGACCTTGCAGCATACGGTGCTAGCGTGTGGGCGATTGTTGACACTCTGGAATCTTTCGGCGTGAGCGTGAAGTTTACCCAGCGCTTTCACAGCATCGACCTGTTTTCAGGCAATGAAGATGGCACGTTCGACGTAGAAATGAAGGAGGCCGGAGAGTACCTGTCACCGACCTTCATTGCTGGCTTCATGACGCCCAACTTCTGGCGCCGTGTCGTGTGGCTCGCCTTCACTGCTTCTGCCGATATCTCGGGAAAGGTAGTAGGCGCGCACTATGGTCGGAGCGTATCGCGTGATGCTGTAAGCTACTCAAACGGAGTGCTTACCCTAACCCATACATTCGGCGAGGATGCGTCTCGACTCCTGCCAGCGCTTTTGGAATTCATTGAAGCAGGCAAGGACATTGCCGCTTAATTGTTAGCCGGGGGTGCCAGGCGCCCTCGGTTTTTTATTACCCAGGAATTAAACTAAAATGATTGACCAATTAGGAATTGGAATTGAAGCAGTCCGGGTCGGGTACTTCCGATCCGGTAATTACGAGCGCCACCCTGACCCCTCGCCTGATGCCGTGCAATGGGCCGGAGTGTGGCTAAAGCCCAAGGGCAAGCGCTGGCAGGCTGTCTGGACTGAGACGGCACGGGCTGGCGATGATGCCGCCCAAGCTATAACGCGCGCAATTGGCCTAGGACGCAATCTTTCAGTTGCCCTAGGGGTTACCCTTATCCTGCCCGAGTCTTGAGCCTATAACCGATTCTGGGGCGGGGTAATTGTGCCCTGCCCCCCATCAACACCGAAAGGAATGAACCCATGCAAGCTATCATCATCAACCCCCATACCCGCACGGTCACCAAGCAAGCTATCCCAGATGGCCTAGAGGGCCTTTATGAGACCATGCGATGCGATACCGTGACGGCGCTTGACGTAGGTGCTGGGCTTACTCTCTGGCTCGACGATGAAGGATTATTCAAAGAGAGCCAGAAGTTTTTCGAGCTTGGGAAGTACCCCGATCCACTCGCCGGCATTGCCGTAATTCTTTCGACGACTCAGGACGGCGACTCGGTTGACGTCGACGAGCGGTTGACTATCGAGATGGTGGAGAGAGAGGTTCGTTTTATAGAACTCGAAGAATACCCGGAGCCGCGATTCGAGTTTTTTGCGTTTTAAAAATAGAAGACCAGCATAGTCCTCGTGCATTTTTGGAAATTCCAAAAATTGCATGGGGGCGATGCATCGCGCGCGCGTATATGGAAAAAACCATCGTTGTAGCTTTGCTGTTGATCGTTGCACGAGTTGTGTTACGTTGTTTGCAGTCGGTTTGAATCTTTAAATAAAGGGAAGGAACCTAGTCATGAACAGAGCAGAAGAAAAATTCCACGAGATTGAACGGTTTTTGGCCGGCAGGTTTGGAGTCAAACTTGACCGGGAATTCCACTACGCCGTGCGCGCAATGTGCGTCACCGAGATTGACGAGAAAGACCACGAAGAGATGTTTTCGGAATTCTTGGGCATGAATTACGATGCTCCGGTAATTGTCGGCGTTACCTATGACGCTGGCGAGGCACTAAAGAAGGTCGACCCCGAGCGCTACACCGAAGAGCTTCACGGCTTCTTGGGCGAGTTCACGATGAATTGTGGGTTTTATTATTTCTACGAGGACCAGCTAGACGAGATGCTTTCCTTTCTGAAGAGCATCTCCCTTGATGCGGCCTATGAGACCCTCTTTCCGACGGAGCTTGCTGTATGAAGTTAATTGCTTCTCTTTTTGTCGCAACTCTTAAGGGCGCCTGTTATGCCGTTGGGGCAATAGTTGGCATCACGTTAATTAACTATCTTCTCATGTTGATGGAGTAATCATGGAAAATAATAAGCCGCACGTTCATACGGTTGAAGATATTGCAAAACACTGGGCAAGAATTATCTCTGCGGTTGAGCAGACTGTGACTTTGAATCTCGACGAGATTTATTTGCTTAGAAAGAAAGTCGAAGAGCTTGAAGCCAAGCTGCCAAAGGAGCCGGAGGTTGTCTAAAGTGAGTGATTTGCGAGTTCCTTGCATTAAGTGCAAGAAGATGTCTAATCTCAATTCCACCGGAATCTGTAAGACTTGCCGGAGTTCGCCGTGCCATTGGTGCGGTAATTCGACGACCAGTCAACTTAGGACCCCGGTATGTTCGCGGTGCGAAAGTAAGAGCATCGAAGTCAAACAAGCACGAAGGGATAAACGGCTAAAAAATGAGAACGTCCAGCGCCAAGGCTAAAGGTCGGAGAGCTTGTCAGGAATTCCAAAAGTTAATTCTTGAGAAGTTCCCCGAGCTCACCGAGCGCGACGTTCGAGTTACGCCGTCAGGCAGTAATGGGGAAGATATTCAGTTGTCCTTTGCGGGCGCTGAACTCTTCCCCTATGCCGTTGAAGTTAAGAACCAAGAGAAGCTAAATATTTGGCAAAGTCTTCTTCAAACGATGAGTCATGCCCAGAAGACTGGGCTTCAGCCTCTGTTAGCATTTCGGCGTAATCGTTGTGATCTGTATGTGGCTGTTCGGGCGGAGCACTTTCTGCGACTTGCTGCGGCTGTTGCTGGACAGCCAGTGACTCCAGAAGCCCCTCAATTGCAATCCGGGTCTGCTCGTCCAAAACCGAAAGGTCGATCTTCACGACGCGTTTACGAGGAAGAATAGGCTTGCCCTTAATTTGGGCCTTAATCATTAGCTTATAGCCTATTTTAAACGCCTCCCACACCGAGCGCTCGCCAAGGAAACCGATGGCCATTTCTAGGTTGTCGGGCCAAGCGATCTCGCCAGAATAAGTCTTGCCCTTTTCCTTAAAAGTTAATTTTTCTATTTTCATTTTAACTTTCTGTTATATTGTTTCCGTAATGATTCACGATCCTAATAAAAAAGTAGAAATCAAGCGAGAGCAATTTGGGGACCGTGAAAGCTGGGAAGAGCCAGCAATGCTTTTGCAAGAAGTCGCCGCCTGTCTGCACCCGGAAGGAACCAAGTACAAAGGCTCGCTCGCTGTTCATATTTACGAAGTGAACGGCAAGCTCGACATGGTTCTAAAGTCCCAGATTCACGTTGATGCGGATATCTCAAGTCCGCAGGCGTGGGTTGCAGTCAAGGAGCTAATTCATGCCGCAAGAAAGCACTATGGCCACCAAGAAAAAGAAAGCCTCGAAGGCCAAGACTTCTCCGATTTCAAGGGATAAGGCCCGCTGGGGTACTACCATCCGAATTAGCTGGGACATTTACGACCACATTATGAAGTCCGGCACGTTCGGAGAATCGTTTAACGACGTTCTTGCTCGCCTGTTAAAAATGCCTTGACCTGATATCTGAAACACTGTTACACATATGGTGCCTGACAATGATGCAGGCACTAAAGGAGTGATCCATGTATACAGTTGATAAGTCAGTACCTATCCCGAAGATTCGCCAAGGAACGGTTTACCCGTTCGCAGAAATGGAAGTAGGCGATTCCTTTTTCGTCCCAGTCCAAGAGCCGTCCAAAGCCTCGTCAATTCGTGCCTGCGCTTCTGCCTATGGCAAGAAGAATAACGTCGTCTTCTCCTGCAAGCAGGTTGAGGGTGGCGTTCGCGTATGGAGAGTCGAGTAATGAAGCGGATGCTCGAAGTTAAGGACGGCAAGTTCTATATTAATTCTTCCAGCGTTGACCTGATTCAGACGTGTAAGCGCAAGGCCCAATACGCGCTTCTCGATGGCTACAGGAGCGAAGACGAGTCCGAGGCGCTTACCTTTGGTAAGGCAATCCATGCGGCCTTAGAAGAGTTCTACAAGACGACGGACAGGCAACTGGCACCTATTCTTGACGCCTTCATGATTGCTGCTGCCCCGCTTGCCCATGTTCCGGCAACGGATAAGCGAAGCATTGATAACGGCGTAAAGATTCTCAAGCGCTATTTCGAGGTCTATGAAAACGACCCTTGGGTAGCGTACCGAGATGAGAAGGGTGCCTTTGTGGAGCGCTCGTTCGAGGTTCCATTCATGGACCACTTCATTCACGGAACGGTTGACGCTGTTCTCAGGAATACGGAAACGGACGAGCTTGTGCTTTGCGACCACAAGACGGCAACAAGCCTGTCTGATCTGGCAAACAGGGTTAATCCTAATTTGCAGTTCTCGATTTATATTTGGGCGCTGCAAAGAATGAATATCCCTGTTAAGCGGGCGATGATTAACGGCATCCAAGTAGCTAAAACGAAGTCTGATCTGGTGCGTATCTTTACGGAGCGTAATTATCAGGACTTCGAAGAGATGTTTGATTCGGTACATGCCGCGATTCAGGATTATTCGTCCTGCTATGTTGCCGGCAAGTGGCCTATGAATACGTCAAGCTGCTCGCATTACGGCGGCTGCCAGTATTTGGAAGTCTGCTCGCTAAATAAGAATCTTCGCCCTATTGCCATCGAACAAATTTACGGAAAGATTTGACGGACTAAACCGTCAATTAAAAGGCAAACAAGGAGTTGCCTAGACATGAAAACACTAGACCAGTTGGTATCTACGCAGAAGATGAAGCTCTTGGTTTACGGCCAGTCGGGTGCGGGTAAAACCGTATTTGCTACCGGAGCGCCAAAGCCCCTCGTTCTTGACTTTGACGGCAAAGTTTCGAGCGCGGCTTCTTATTACTCAGTCAACGATCCTGACAAGCTCAAGGAAATTAGTTACGAGGACATGACGGAAGTGCCGGGACAGCCCCGCCCATTTCGTCGCTTCAAGGCAATTCTTGCCCAGCTTCAAAAGGACGCAGCCGAAGGAAAGCTCAAGCACGAGACGATTATCGTCGACTCTCTGACGCTCTTCATCGACTCGCTCATGGCTGACATCATTGCTGAAAACCCCGGAGTTAAGCGCGTCAACGGAGTGCCTGCGCTTCAGGACTTCCAGATCATGAACATCCAATTTAAGGATGCCATGAGCCAGCTTCTTGGGCTCCCTTGTCATGTGATCGTAATCGGTCACATTACGAGCGAGACCAATCAGGAGACGGGCCGCATTTACTGGAAGCCCCTCGTTCCGGGCAAGCTCGCAGATCGTCTGCCGCAGGTGTTTACGGAGGTTTACCGGGCTTACGTTGTCCATCAGAAGGGTCAGGTTGAGTACCTCTGCCAGACTAGCTCTGACGGCGATTACGTCTGCCGCACTCAGATCCCCGGACTCCCGCAGGTTGTTCCGTCTGACTTCAAGCGCATTGCTACTTTCATGGCAAAGAAGCTCGCAAGGAAGCCAACGCAGGAAAAGCCAGCAGCAGAAGCTAACGAAGAGAAGAAGGAGAATTAAAGATGGCTCTTGTAAGACCAGATTTTGGAAGTGGACGTGAACCGGGAACCCCTTGGGTGCCGGGCCGCATGGCTCTTGAAGTGACGGAAATTAAGGAAGGCGCAAGCGCTGACAAACAAGGTCACAACGCGCTTGTCTTTAAGTTCAAGGTCATCAAGGCACCGAATCCTTCTCTCGTCGGTAAGACGCTCACGAAGTGGTTTCCTCTTGGTGGCCCGGGAGCAAGGGTTCTCTGGCGCTGCCTGAAGACTCTTGACGCAAGCTACGACGGTAAGTCCTTTGACACTAATTCCTTTATTAAAAGGAAGTTAGAGGCTGACATCGAGCTTAAGGCTGGCAAGGACGGAGCGCTCTGGCCTCGCATCGAAAAGGTTTATCCCTATTTCGAAGCAAACGAAGTGGCATCGACCCTGAGCGGGAACATGAAGGAAACCCCCGCACCAGCGTTTAACGACGACTTCGACGTATGAACGAAACCCTGCTTGATTTAATTAAGCAGAACAGTGGCCCGGTAGCTTCCGAAGAGGACTATCGGGCCATTGCTTTTCGCCTCTATAAGGCCCTCAGTCGCCTCATAGACCACGAAGGCACCGGAAGGTGGACCCAAGCCCCATTTCCTCACTCTAGGCGCCTTGGATGTCAGTATTGCGAGCGCGAGTGGGTAGCGCACGCGCCAGATTGCCTGTATCTTAGGGTTAAGGCTTTTCTGAATGATATGGGGAGACACTTCCCAAGCAGTTAATTAACTATTAGGTTCTTGCTATGGCGCGAAACAATATCGAAGCATACCAAAGCAACGTAGCAACGAACATGGTTGATGGCTCATCGAATGCTATCACCCGCACCCCGTTCGGAAATGGTAAGGAAGGTCTCGACGTAGCGCTTGGAGACCTTGGCGGAACGGCAGGAGATGCCTTCGGTCGCCTGAGGGTTGCCCCCCCGTTCGGGCTCTTCGATAATAAGAACGTCCTTGACCGCAACGAGTACGACTTCTTTGAGCTCACGGCCTCGGGTGGCTCAATTACCTATCTCCCAAACGAATCGGCAGTCTCTCTCGCGGTAGGGACTACTTCCGGAGCCTACGCAATTAGGCAATCAGTGAAGCGCATCCCTTATTCTCCGGGGCGCTCTCAGGTCATTAACATGACCGGGGTGCTCGGAGCAGCCAAGGCAAACCTTGTTACCCGCATCGGCTACTTCGATGACGATAACGGCTTATTCTTTCAGAATAGCGGCTCGGGATTGGCTCTGGTTCTTCGCTCAAGGGTTACCGGCTCTGTAGTTGATACCGTCATCCCGCAAGCTAACTGGAACGTCGATAGGCTCGACGGTACGGGATCGAGCGGCATGGTCATTGACGCATCGAAGGCCCAGATCTTCACCATGGACTTCCAGTGGCTGGGAGTTGGCCGGGTTAGGTTCGGAGTTAATTTTAACGGCAAGAATTACACCTGCCATGAGATCTATAACGCCAACAACGTGTCGGCAGTCTACATGACCACGCCGACCTTGCC